TTGACGTAGCCGTAGTTGAAGCCCACGATCCAACTGCTGGAAGCATCATATTCGGTACTAGACCAATACCAGTCATTTGTAAATATATTTTGATTACCAAACATAGAAGTTATGAGCTCATTGATTTCGGTTTTATACTTGGCCATAAGCATAAGTTCACCCAATGCGGGCAGGTTCCACACGGTTGTATCTTCAATTCCGTCAGATTCAAGCGTACAGGCTTTATAGGCTCTGGCAACTTCGGCGGCAGGAGCGCCGACAGCTCCCTGGGTGTCCTTGACGCCTGCAAGGGTTTCTATTATAACATCGGTATTTTCCTTGCCGTCGAAGGTATCATAGAGTCCTTGGTTACCACTGCCGTAGTTTTTCAGGCCGCGTAGGTCAGTTCCGTAGCCACCCCATTTGAACGTTTTATTGCCGCCTGCGTCAACGCAGTCGCTTTTGGCGATAATGAACTGGTGGCATTCGGCACGAAGTCGGATGCCGATACGGATATACTTGGAGCGATTATTCGCGCTCATGGAGTTCCATTCGGAAGCCGTGAAAAAGACTTGTTCACCGTCTTCAATCCGGAGCGTAGCCAAAGAAAGGTCAAGAAGCGTACCTGACCATTGCATATATTTGGCGATGTCGCTTGCGGGGGTGTTTTCATTCACGGTTGTAAAACCTATTGATTTTAAGGCTTCTATCTGGTCTTGTTTATTCAAGCGCAGAAGCATGGCGCTGGCGATATTTTTATCCATTTTATTGTATAATATTAAGTTAATACTATTCGGAAGCAACAGCTCTCACATGAAGAAGGGCTGAATTTTTGTTTTGATTCGTAATACGCCCGGTATTCAGTTCGAACGCCCAGGCGGAAGAGGTGTCCCATATCGTACTTGACCAGTAATATTTATCGGTCATCAGCATGGAATCACTACTCCAAAAGGTACGCATCATCTCATTGATTTTATCACGGTAGCGATACATCAGAAGCATTTGACCCGATGCCGGAAGGAACCAGTTGGAGTCATCCTCGATACCGTCACTTTCCAAGGTGAACGCCTTATATGCTTTAGCGGCTTCAGCAGCTGGCGCACCAATCACGCCGCTATTGTTCTGGTCTTTCAGAGTTGCGATAATAAGGTCGGTATCCTCCTCACCAGTGAAGCAGCCGTACATGGCACCCAGTCCTTTTTGGTTCAGGCCGTCTATGGCTTTACCCTGACCGCCCCAATAGAAGGTAGTAGTCATATCGGCATTATAGCACTCCTGGGCGGCGATTACGAAGGAGTGTCCATGGGCACGGATACGAAGACCACGTTTGATGTAAAGTTGTTTATTGGCAGCGGTTAGGGAGTTCCATTCAGAAGCTGTGAAATACTCTTTGGAATTATCGGAGATGCGGTTACAGGCAAGACAGAGGTCAAGAAGCCCGGCGGCCCACTTGATACGTTGTCCGAATTCAGATGCACGGGAGTTCTCGGTGATATCCGAGAATCCTACTGCGTTCAGAGCCGCCACTTGTGCCTGCTTGTTCAAGCGCAGCAGGGTTACGCTTTGTTCATTAGTCATAGTTACTTGTTAATTAAATCATTAATATCCATATTGTCTTCAGCAAACCGTTCGAGATATTCCTCGTAGGTTTCGCCGTTATAATATTCAAGGACTTCATTGATGTTGTCCAGTGTTACGTTCTCGTAGTACGGTTCACCGCCATAAGACTCATTATTGAACCAGTTGATAAGGTCGATGTAGGCATCGATGACGGTAAGGATGACAAGACCGTCAATACCGGATTCAAGGGATTCGATTTCATCCGTTTCACGGATAACTGTCAGTTCATACGTGCCGTTGACTACCGGTTTATCCTGTCTGTTACCGTCCTCATCCATACCGGCGACTCCATATTCGAGAATAGCAAGAAGCTCGGAGCCATCAGCCTTCAGTGTCATGTTCGAGATACGGAGCATGGAAAGTTTACGGGATTCCGTTTGCGAAGCGAGCACGTCACGGAGCATTTGGATGGCATTAAGTTTCGGAGACGTTTCAAGACGCAGCCGCCCGACGTTCGGCATGGATTCTATTTGCAGGCCGGATGGAGCGGAAAGGCCGGTATAGGTCAGTTCAGGAAGGCCGACAAAACGGAGGCTTGTCATTGTTGCTGGAAGAGAGATGTCATTAATCGGAGAAGTCTCTGCAAGAGTGATGTTCTCCAATACACTACCCTCGGTGTGGATATGTTCAATACGGGGACACTTGGAAGCATCGAGGCTCTTTGCTCCGGTATTCCTGATATCAAGTGTGGTCAGGAACGGCAAGTCTCCGAGCATATATGCCGTCAGTTTGTTGTAACCCATACTACGTTCGACATGGTTTTCTCCACCTGTAACAAGGGTTTCCACAAGGCTCATGACCGAGAAATCGAAGTTGTCACTAAGCGTCAATGCGGAGAGGTCTATACTGCTCATTCGGTCAGCTTGGTAGATGTACAGCAATGCGCCCTCATCTTTGGCAAAGTTGGTGAATGTGTAGCTTTGTCCGGCTTCGAGGTAACAACTCTCCGAGAGGTTGCCCGATGCGTCATTACCGACACCGAAGTAACCGGTTGCCGCTGCCGTAATGGTTATTGTCGCATCTGCACCACAAGCGATACGCCCGGACAGAACACCGCTGAAAAAGTCTCCGGTCTGATAGTAGCCGTCGCGGATGCGCCAACGTGTACGGATGAATGCCGGAAGCGAAGTCAGCCCAAGACCTTGCAGAGCGTAGAAGTAGATGGCATCCGAAGTGGCGGTGTACTGGATATACTTCCGGTAACCGTCGTAAGAACTGACCACTTTCGGCCACACCAACTGACGTTTGGTACAATAAAAATAGATGGCGCCATCTGGTGAGAAAGGTTTCATCATTTGACCTTCCACTTCTATTTGGCAGGAGCGCATCGCCGCGATGACCGTGCGCAGGTCTATGGTGTTTCCGTCGGCAAGCAACACCTCCTGCTGTTCCCTACAACACACCCAAAGGATGCTATTCCATCCCGCAAACGGGTTAGTATATGTGTCCGTCGATGGCTTGCCGGGGTCTACTTCGGGGTCGGTGTCACAACCGCCGTCATTGTCCTTGTCATTCACGCCGTCGGCATCATATATCTTGTTAAGGTACATGATGAGCGCGTTTGCTGAATAGACGCCCTTGGTTATGCTCGCCCCGCTCTCCAAGAACCACATCGGCTGCATATTCTTCGCCTGTTGGTCTTTGCCGCAGGCGTAATCGGTAAAGCCGTAGTAGCTCATCACCGACTTGGGGTTAGCATGCAGATGTAGTTGGGTACGCCAGTTCTCTTGCCAGTCGGCATTGTAGTCCTTGTCGCAAGTGTGGCAGAAGCGCAACATATCATAGAGCTGGTAAGGCACTTTCTTCCCGAGCGCGTAATCGATGGCAAGCTGGTCGTTGTCCACCATGCACTCAAAGTAGTATGTCCATGCAGGGAACGTTTCGCCCGATATTTCTCCCTTGTCGATGAGTTTCTGCACCCAGCTTGACTTCATCGTACCGGGTTGCATCATTTCCTCGACAGAGGAGACACCGCGCCACCAGCACATCCCTTGATATACAAGCAACTCAAATCCCTCGACCGGATTAAGTACATCACCTTCAATGAGCCATTTGCCGTTTTTCTGATACATTGAACCGGTTGTATCCTTCCATGCGCCGTCAACGTAACGCATGAAGCGGTAGTCACGCCCGCAATACAAAGACAGCAGGTAGGGCATACCCGTATCAAGTCCGTCTGTAGCCTTGAAGCGTTCCTCTATCTGCTCAAGCGTTTCCTCTGCGCGGCCGAAGAACTCGACAAACGATGCGTCCTGGTAGTTCAGACAACCGAGGTTATAGCCGGGAGTGTTCATGAAGCCGAGGGCGGTCTGCTCCCCTTTGTCCTCTTTCCAGTTGCCGCGCGCCTCGAAGTAAACATTCTGCAACGTGTCCGACGTGGAACGAAACACGCACGCCGGGTGGTTGGCGGTCGAGTGGTTCATCTCCAAGCCTTCAATGTGTATGTCACCCAGGTCATACGTGCCGTCAAAGAAGCGCTGTGCCGGGGTCAGGTAGTCGCCACCGAGCGAGCGGTAAGTGTAGTTCATCATGTCGCAAGTGCCGCAATCGTTCACACCGCTGGAATCCGAAAAGTCTATCTTTACCGTGATAATGTCCACGGGAATGGTATTCTCGCCCACACGCACTTTTTTCTGTTTGAAGAGGGTGTAGGTGAGCAGCGCATCCGCATTGGTATAGTCCGGGAACAGCGGCTCGATGGACTTCGCCTTGCTGAGGTAGTAGCGGGGATTTTTCTTCGGGCGTTTGGCTGAGGTTGTCCCCTGCCTGCGTTTACGTATCCCGCGCGCCACGAACGAACGCCACGGGTGCAGCGGGTCGTAATAGTAGAGGTCGATAGTGAAGTTATCACTTGTGGATACCCCGTTGTCAAACTCGTAGAAGCTCTCTTCTGATGCGACCTCTACGATATAAGGGATACCACGGGTGTAGAGTCCTGCCGCGCTCGGGCGCAGCATAGTCGTGCCTTCCGCAGTCTGTGACACAAGCACGTTTTCAAATTCGTACTCTTTGACCATGATGTTTGTGTCAGTCAGGCGGACGAGGTAGTTCTTGTGCGCTTGCGCCCACTCGAAATAGGTGTTCCACGCACAAAGGTTGAAGAGGTACAGGTCACCCTTCTTGCCATTGAACTTGATGTTCTGCTCTTGGAAAAGGTTGCCCGAACCGCCCACATAGCCGAGGGTACAGGCATGCTCACCGTTAAGGTAAAGACACATCTGCGAGTACTTGACACCGCCACGTTCCACGTAAATGGTCGTCGGTTCTATGACGATGGCCGCAGTTACCTCCTTGCCCTGCTCGTAAGAGCGTTCCTCACGCGACCTTATGCCGTTCTTACAGTAGATGCCCACCTTTGAGCCGGTCACATAGAAGCCCGCTCCGGAACTCTCGTCGTAACACTCCATCAGTTTTGCGTTCTTGTCCTTCACGTTCTTGGTCGCAAAGGTGAACTGTATAGCCCCGCCCGTAGCCTCCAACATCGAAGAGCCGAACATATAATGGTTGAGCTGTCCGGTTACATTTTCCGCGATGCGCAGACAATTCTTGCCGAGGAAGGTACCGAAGCCGTTGCTGGTATAGTTTGCACCGGTCAGTTTCAACTCATAACCGTTCGACGTGATGCTATGGTCTGCTTCATCGTTGGAGCGTCCCGAAAAATCAAAGTCGTAGATAGTACCGGAGGTCAGTTCGGCATCGATAGCAGAACCGTCAATGGTAACAATAACATTGTCGCTCGATACATCACTGACAATGGCATTATAGGTTACCGCTGTACCGTCGGCATAACCTTTTATCTGCTGTGAAACAGAGTAACTGCGAGTATTGAGGGCGAGAAGCTGCGTGAATTGTGTACCATTGGCAAATATGGCGACATGCGACTGCGACTTGCCGGGGGCATAAACCGCGACATCGAGTTTCAGTGTATCATACAGGCGCACCGTGCCGCCGGTCGTGTCATCGTACCGTAACGACACTATCGGAGTTTCATTCCGATCTTCCACCACCATTACGGCAGTATAAATGGTATTACCTTTTGCACCGCTGGCTATGTCAGTTCCCTGTATACGGAGCGGGTAGCTGCCATGTGACAAGCCCAGTTCTGACGGATGAAGGGTAATGGAATGGGTGAAACTGTCATTGACGGCGGTTGTAGCAAGGAGATGCCATTCTCCATTAATCTTGATGTCCACCCGGACGGAAATGCCTTTGTCCGACTGGTTGTTGGCGAACTTGTACAGGGGGATGGTAACGCTTCCTGTTGTCGGGGTTACGGGCGTGTCCGGGCTGTATTGCAACACTTGCACGCAGGTACAGGTTATGTCAACGGCAGTAACCGAAATGTTCTTGCTTCCGGTATTTCCGGAATCGTCGGTAGCCACAAGCTTGAACTTGCGGGAACCCGCAGCTGTGAAGAACGAAGTGAAGTCAAGCTCGAACGTGTAATCGGTCAAATCACCGGAACTCGGCCTGTTGACACGTTCCGTCCACACGGTCAGACCGCTGTCACGGTCAACTATCTCAAGCGTTTCAATGGAGTTCTCCGTTTCAATACCACCGCCGCTGGTCACGGAACGAACAGCAGCACGTCCCTTGATAGGTGAACCGTATGCCCCGTAGACGGGAGAGGATTCAAAGGCGATGGCCACAATAGTACCGCCACCGCCACTCCCCCCGCCGGTACCGACAAGGAACTGCTTTTCCTCGCCAACCCCTTCACCCTTGGCATTGACCATTTGGATTTTGACAACACCCTCAGTCTCGGTGTCCAAAGAGAAGTCCACAGGGATGCAGTCATATGCACCGCCGGTAGACAGTGCTTTGTCACCGCCTTCTTCAGGAGCATCACCAAGCTCTACTTTCGAACCTCCACCGCCAAAGTTTTTCCAAAGTGCCACCTCATTAAAATCAGACACCGCGCCTTGAAACTGCCGGGTTTCCATTTCATACTCGCCTGTTTTATAGGTGATGATGAGGCCCGTTCGCTCATAATTGATACCTGATTCCTGTTGACAGGACACGATGGCGGCAATAGCGGTTTCAAGAGTATAGTAACCATTTGATAATGGTGCAATTTCATCGACTAACAACACTGCGTCTTTGCCCGTCGTGTCACTGTCGGCTCCAAAATCTGTCCAATTGCTTTCATTATTCCAATCACTAGTATTTGTCCACTGTTTGGAAAGCCAACCACTTTCTGTAAAGAATGTCAGTATAATACCCGGTATTTGCAAGACTTCTGCATATTCGGAAGTAGCACACTTGTCAAGTACAACAGAAAATGTTACTTTCCTATCCGCCAATCCAAACAATTTATTTGCATTAACAATGCCACGTGCTACTATCTGCTTATTTTGAGTTATCAACGCATTCTTATTATCCGTAATATCCTGGGTCGCTTGAGTCATTTTCTCTTGCAATCTTGCCCCCTCATCACCGGGAAACGCTGTTGCACTTGTATGGCCAAGCGCAAGGTCTGAGCCTATAGGAGTTAATTGAGTACCACTCCAACGATAACTCTTCCCATCCTCTTTACAAAGAAATACTTTCCCGGAATAAGGGATACAGCCATTGTCACTTAGCATTCCATAATTTTCAGCATCCCTCCAATTTCCATAATATGAAGTAATTTGTCCATGCTCTTCTACAACTGATAAATAGGCAAGAATAAAACAATGGCGTTCTTCGTCATAGACTACATTACACCCTTCATCTGTAGAATTTTTATCTATGGATTCGACAGTGGTAGGGATGCCAATAACAATATCGTCAAATTCCAACACATCATCCACATAGGCCGGCAAATGATGACTAGGTACTTTTCCATAATCATCAAGGGGAGCAAGTCCACCCTGAGTTCCTTTTGTTGCTTTGAATGCGCCTAACTGCTCATCCACATTATTAGCCTTATTGTTTGCCTCATCTGCCGTATTTTCTACAGCATCCATTCGTTCTTGCAAGGAATTGACACTATCATCATACGATTCATTCTTTTCCCCTATTTCAGTCACATCATTTTGTAACTGAGTAATATCATTCTGAAATTTTTCTACAATCTCATTATATTTCCCGTCATCAACGGAAGGGGTTCCTCCTTCTTCTCCTGTAGGTACCCATTCTCCACCATCACCAACATATATCGGAGCTGGTAAAGTTGTACCAACAAGTGCCCACCAACCATTATGGGGAAACGGATGTGCTATTTTTAACTTCTCAATGGTGGCAAATAACCCTTTATTAGCAGATTGGATATTCTTTGCCTCAAGCCACCCCTCTACTTTTACATTCCCTTTTAAATGGGTTTTACCTTGAATGGTTACATCACCACCTATTGCAGCATTACGACCAACAGAAACATCACCGTCTACTTGTGTTGATTTGATTGAACTCATATTAATACTGATTTAGCTAATTCGTTCAATGCAGAGCTTTTCTCCACATCCCCGAATGTTGTTAATACTAGTGCAGCAATTGTATACACTACCGCATCATAACATCGCTGACAAATCTCTATCGCACCATATTTGTCTATTTGAGGATAAGGAAGATAAACTGCACGACTGACAGTTGCATCTTGGCTCTTACAAGAATAAAATTCCAGTACTCTCCCCTCTGGTCGTATAGAAATAGCGCAAACAGGACGTTGGGTAGTACCACGTATCCCTTTAAATCTAGAGGATTGCTTCTCGTATTCAGGATCATCAACACTTATGGGATAAAATACAGCACGTTCCCAATCGCTCATCTGAAAAACGACAAAGCGCATAAAATCTTCCGGCAACAATACGCAGCCGCTTTCATTCTTTTTCCAATACACCTCTTCTCCGAAATTATACCCACCATCGAGCAAGTAAGGAGGTGCAGAACTGTGTACGCGTTTTACAGCCTCAATAATCTTTGATTTAATGATGTCGTTTAATGCAAGCGTGTCTACATCACCAATTTCTTTCAATACATCACTCGTTGTGTTTTGGTCAAGTGCTATACGAACATCTCCAGCTATCTCGTCAAGATGATATACCGTCATACGCTATTACATTATTTTTACAATCCTTCGAACTCTATTCCATGAGCTGCTGCTTGTTCCAGAATGGCTTTAGTAGAACGCATAGAAGTACGACTGATACCGAATTTGTCAGCAAGATAATCCTTAGCAGCTGCAATATCACTCACTTTGACCTTGCAAACAGTTTCATCATTCCCTGTCCCTGCGTTATCTTCCGTCTCTCCGCTTTGCCCAACGTTCTCGTTGTTATCCAATTCTGTTTTATCTACATTCTCAGCAGCCGGAGTTTCTTTCTTCTTTCTTAAAGAAGTGCTCTTTAATTTATCAGTTACCTCTTTTTCCGCACTTTGTCCTTGTGAAGCATGGAGCTTGAACAGCTTTCCAAATTTATAGTGTTTCTCTATTGACTTTTGTATCACTTCATTATCAGTAGTAAATACGCTACTACCATCTGATAAGGGAGTAAACGTTATATGCAAATTCTTTTTGCTGGGAAGCACAACATTAATACTAATATTGGTATTCGCTTTGTAAGTCTTAATAATCATATTGTTGAATGAATTAAAAAAAGGGATAGGACTTTTATCCCATCCCCCGATTAATAATTTGATTTATTTATAATTAAGCAGCTTCTGCACTACCTTCTTCTACCGTTGTAGGTGCCTTTGCAAGTCTCATACGTGCATGTGCCTTTGCATAGCGCAGATACAAGCAGCTTACCTCTTGAATAACTACCGCATCAGTACGGCGGATACCGGCCTTTTGCAAGTCAAGTACGTTACGTGCCCAAGACACATGAGTTTTTTTGGAAAGATATTCTGGATCCATAGCAAAACCGCAATCACTCATACCATTCACATCAAACAATTCATGATGAATGGTAAGAACTTCTCCGAAATCAGTGTCCCAAGATTTAAATTTCAAGTTCCAAACTTCAACAGTATCTTTCAAACGAAATTTCTCACTCTTAATCTTGGAAAATGCCGAAAGCATATCACTTCCGCAGAATAAAATTTTACGCTTATTACCGATACCAGTACCGACAAAAAGGTCTTTGGTAATATCTACGAGATTATCATCAGTAATCTCGGCACAGTTCTTTTCGCTGTTCCATTCACCAACCTCGATGTCTTTTCCTGCCATCCACCAGATACCCCCTGTAAACCAAGTATTCATACCGTCCTTAGCAACATGTTTGATAACCTGTTTAACGCCAAACAAGTACGTATTCTCCATGGCAAGGCGCATATCATATACACCATCTTCTTCAATATCGGAAAAGTTCCAATTCACTTCTTTGGCAGCAATCTTGTCAAAGGTAGACTGTTCTACCTGTATCATGAAGTTCTGACAGTACTGTGTTTCCGGCATAGGAATATTGTTGAAACGCCCGGTCTGCACATCCAGTTCACCACAAGCCTTTCCCATACGGACAAGAGTCGTTCCTTGCGGAATTTCCGGTAAAAGAATGGGTTGCTTGCTTGAATCATCCATTTTCCCATTTACTGCATAGACTGTCGGCAAATTGGTTGAACTATCTTTTCCGCACACACAAAGCACAAGGTCAGGAACATTGCTGTCACTTTCTGAATATGCAGTCCCGTCCGGTTTAGTAATAGCACTTACACCTACCACACGGATAGTGTCATCCAATGTGAACATATTCGAATCACTCACTGGCAAGGAAACACTTGCACCACTTGTCATTGCTTCCAATTTTTTATTAGTACTACACTTTATTTCGCGTGTACCCACACTATAGTACTTCACCTCAAAAGAATTAGTACTACTTGATTTCGCATAACGACTAATTTGGTCAATAGGTGTCGCCATCGGACGAATTTTCACAATGCGCTTATCTACATCGCTTAAGTAAAAATTCGGGTCTCCATTTTCACGACCAGCGGTTTCTGTGGCAATACCATCTGTTCCACCCGTACCGTCTGCACCGGCTGTCATTTTACCTGCATCTGGCAGGTTTGATGCGTCAGCCATCATAACACCGCTTGATGCACTCGTCACAAACGCTAATATCATTAGCGTAATGCGACAAAAGAAATTCATTACTTTCTTCATTGCTTGAAATTTTAATTGTTAATAAATGAATTGTGTATCTTTATTTGTTTATTGACCTACGTTTTTCGCCTCCACGTTCCCAAATATTTTGTGCACCATCATATCGACTTATTGCACCAAGATCTGGCATTTGTCGTGAGCCTGCATTACCACCTCCATTCTTTCCTGCAAGATTAGCAGTACCGTCACTCTTGCTCCCTTTGCGTAGTTTTTCCTCAATCTTACTATTACGTCCTTTCACTTCTCCCTCATGACTGGCTGTTTCTACATCGCTATCATGTTTGATAGCCTTGATAGCCATTTGAATACTATCACGAGTGAATTTACCAAGAAGTCCGTCCTTCATAATTCCAATCAGAAACTCCATTGCTTGATCTATTTCATCATCAGAGATACCTTCCTCCTGCTGCATTTGTTCAAGAGTAGAAAGAGTCGCATTAATGTTCTGCTGATACTGTTCTTCAAACTCCTTCTCTTTGGTTATTCGTTCCGCATACTCTTTGTTGGCAGCAGCAAGAGCTTCTTGCTTCTCTGGGTCTTCAAGTGCAGCTTTAAAATCATCACCAAATTTGCGTATCATACCGATGATTGGGTCCTCCCCTTTACGCCAATCAGTGAGAAATGCTGCACTACGTGGATTACTCGCAAAAAGATCGGAAAGTGCTTTTTCCCGTTCTTTATAGCCAGACAATTCTTTGTCCAAACCGTCGTATTCGTCGTTAATTTGAGCGAATAATGCCTCGTCGTCGGCAAACTCTTTATCGGGATACTTTGCTTTCAATCGATCTGTGTATCGCTCGCGATTGCTCTTAACTTCCATATTATTAGGTATAATGTGAGAAAAATAAATTTTAGTCTTTATCTACAAAGCAAAAATAGCGAGGGAAAGAAGGATTCCACGTTTATCTTTTTACGCTCCAATCTATAACTTTGGAACATAGATAAATAGAAAAATGAAGCATAAAGGCGCTATAATGGAATACTCAAAGGAACGTATGGACGATTTAATGAGAGCATACGATGAATACATTTCATCATGCGACTATATCCGTATGTCCGAGGTATACAAAATAATAGTCAATATGCCCTCTCGCCGCTTTTGGGTTAGTGATATACGTGCTGCATTGATTATTTCTGCAATGATGAGAGGTAAAACAGATTTGAGCACAATGTGCCCATTGAAAAAAGAGATGTATGAAGAAATTTATAATCGGGTACTTAAGCTCCGAGAAGAATGTCCTGAATTAACTATTTCCGAACTGTGCGCCAAAGTTATTGCACAACCTGCTCCTAAATTCTACCTTACACCAGGTAGTGCAAAAGTAATGGTATGTAAAGCAAGAAAACAATGGATACGAGAAAAATGGAAAAGATTACGGCTCTTGTAATTTCTACTATTGTTATAGGTTTGTCATTTTTCAAAGCATGGGATTGGCAAACTGTAGGCATTTACGCAGGAAGTGATATTGCCGGACGTGTATTGTACCCATTTTTTCACGCAAACATTCTGCACGCTTCCCTTAATTCATGGTGTTTGCTTTCAATGGTTTTTATTTATGACATTGGAATATGGCGGTTAGTACTAGCTTACATTATTGCTGTTACGATTCCAGTTGACACTATTGGATATTTTATTGACGAAATGGCATCACCAACAGTAGGGTTATCGGGAATAGTATTTGTTTTATTTGGCTCAATCTCGTTTGAAGTATTACGCAAACAATATTACCAGTTGTGGATGATACTCTATCTTACTGCAGGTTTCTTATTTCCAAACACCAATGCAATATTACACCTATGGTGTTATATGTTAGGTTTCCTTGTGGCTCTGCTTAACAAGCCGATAATAAAAAAGTCACATGATTAAAGGTAATATAAACATAAAAGCCATTACCAATATACTAATAGAGAATGAACGCCGTAATTCAATTATTTATGCAAAATTTAATCCTATTACCGGCGAAGGTTCTGTAGGGGAACGTGTCAAATGTACCATTAGTGATTTTCCTATACGCAATCAATGGCTACCAAAGCGTGTAATGAAAATACCGCTTGTACGTCAACTTGCGGAAGCAGGTTCTATTACCAGATTCCTTACGGATTATATGGGGGTAGAGGACAATCCGGATGATCGGCTGAAAGTTATAGAGCAATTTGTACGCATACGTAGCCGTGAGGACTTTCCATTTTGGGCAGCTACATTCGTTTATATCAAGAATAAAGGTGGTGGAGAAGATGTATTGTTCCGTCTTACAAGACCGCAACGTCGCTTTGTAGAACGGCTTGAGAAATTACGTATTGCAGGAAAACCAATACGTATTATTCTACTAAAGGCGCGGCAATGGGGCGGCTCTACCACTTCACAGCTTTATATGGCATGGTTGCAACTCCTTCACAAAATAGGACTGAACTCACTCATTATAGCACATCAAGGTGCAGGCTCCGATGAAATCAAAGATATGTTCGACAGGATGATTAAAAAATATCCAGTCGAAATGCTTCACAAGATTGATGAGCTTTACAATGAGAATGAGCCGAAACTTGTAGGAGTGGGTAAGTCGGGTAGCATATACCGTGTTCCTCAACGAAACTGTAAAATTAAAATTGGTACAGCAGAACGCCCGGATAGTTGCCGAGGTGGAGATTATAACCTTGTACATCTTTCAGAAGTAGGTATATGGAAAGCAACGGAAGGTAAGAAACCAGAAGATATTGTGCGGTCGGCCTGTTCGGGTATTCTCCTAAAACCATACACTATGATTGTCTATGAGAGTACAGCGAATGGTACAGGAAATTTCTTTCACAGGGAATATACCGCAGCAAAGAAAGGGGATTCCCAGTTCGAAGCCATGTTCGTATCATGGTTCGACATAGAACAATACACGCTGGCTTTCAATTCGGATAAAGAAAAACAGGGTTTTGCAGAATGCCTCTATAAAAACCGTAACAATGAAAATACTAGTTCCGAACGTGAAGAATGCGGTAAGTATCTTTGGTGGTTATGGGAGAAAGGGGCTACGCTCGAAGCTATCAACTGGTATATAGCCGAACGTAGGAAGTATAATGACCATGGACAAATGGCTGCCGAATTTCCGTCCGACGATATTGAAGCCTTTGTTCATTCAGGAGCGCGTGTATTCGACAAATACAAGGTCGATGCAATGCGCAAGACCTGCAAGAAGCCCAAATATGTCGGCGAAGTCTACGCCGATACAGACGAAGGCAAGAACGCTTTGCAGAACTTGCGTTTTATGGAAGACAAACAGGGGTTGTTACATATTTGGGAACTTCCTGAAATAGATGAAAAGGAAGTTGTCACAGACCGCTACCTCACTGTTGTCGATGTGGGAGGCCGTTCCAATAAAGCCGACTTCTCTGTCATCGTCGTGTTCGATCGTCTATTCATGATTGATGGCGACAGGCCAGTCGTGGTTGCCCAATGGTATGGACATTGCGACATCGACCAGCTTGCGTGGAAAGCGGCACAAATAGCAGCGTTTTATGACAATTCGCTTTTGGTGATAGAAAGCAACACGTTGGAAACTCATGATAAGGAGCGGCAAGTGGATGGTGACCAATCCGGATTTATTCTTAACCAAATAAAGGATATATATCCCAACCTGTATGCACGCAAACAATCAGAAGAAGATGTACGCGAGGGATTACCTACAAAATACGGTTTTCATACCAATATTTCCACTAAACCGATGATTATATCAACATTAGTCAAAGTTATTCGTGAGAACCTGTACACAGAACGTGATGAACGTTGTTTGGATGAATATCTGTGCTATGAGAAAAAGCCGAATGGTGCTTTTGGCGCAATTACCGGTAAGCATGATGACTTATTAATGACAAGGGCCATCGGACTGCATATCTGCTTCTTTGAAATGGATACTCCCAAAATTGTACCTCGTGTTGGCCGATTTACTGTTAAGAGAAGAAAGAAAGCTGTTTCGGCAGCAACAATATAAAATTAAACATTTAATTTAATAAACTAATAAACAATGAACATTATCAGAAAATTACGTGCATCAATCCGTTTAAATGAAGCGGTAGTGCAAGCAGACAAAGCACATGAGGAAACAGGTGAACGTTATTATGTTATGCCCAATGGAAAGAGTGGTAAACTCATAATTATGGATAGATTCAACTTCCGCAAACTGAAACAGAAAGGTTATTTATCTCGTTCAACATTCGTGAATGATTTAGAGCGTGAGTGTTTCTATTGTACTCCTTATAAAAATGGAAGCGGCGCATTACCTGAATTAATTGTTAAACTCAAGCGCAAAGAATATTTCACTTACCTTGATTCACTCAAAAAAAGAAAAAGTAATGGGAAGTAGATATGATGCAAAACAGGGGATAGACGGCATTGTCACACTTACTAATGACCCTCTAGCTATTGACAATATCCGAAAAATAAAAGCTGGCGACCGAGTTGTGTGTAATGACGATGGAAATTCTGGGACAGTGTTAGCAGTAGACGATGATAATTACGGGTGTACAGTACTATTCGATGATACATTAGAAACATGGATAGAATGCGACCAATTGTCCAAAGAGTAATTTTATAACGGCGAATAGAGCGAGTTTCCATTCGCCGTTTAGGATTTAGCCTTGCATTGCCCCATGCAACTGATTTACAGCTTCCATATTTGCATTTTGTTGCGCTTGTTGGAGCAATTGAGGTGAAAGCCCGTCAGGAACTCTCCCCTGTGCGAGTTGTTCTTTTTGGCTCTTGATACTCTGTAACAGTTCATCGGCAAACGGGAAATCTCCATGCTCAAGCAACTGCTCTACGCTGATCGCTTGGGACTGGTACAACTGCATTAGTATGTCATTAGCAAGATGCCTGTATGCCGGTGTTGAAGTACTTTCAGTAATGCTTAAGTCAAATTCTACATCCCGGATTTTCTTCGGGTCATATTCAATTTGCGCACCACTCCTACCAGCAATATTGAACACACGTTTCGTATCATAAAACTGCTGCATATTCTTCACATCCTTGTATGCTCCGTCCACTACAAAACAACTGAAGCATTCAAGCGGGTCGAGCAACGACTTCGTGGCGTTTTCTGTCTGTTGGTTATAGTGCGATGCACTTTCACCGGAATACCCGGGCTTTCCTTGTAATGCGCCCGTAACTCCCGATATATCTTCAAAAAATTTCAATTGAATATTCAGTAGTTCGGCAATACCTATGTTCGTGGAATTGTTGGCTACCTGTTCTGGTACCTTGCCACTTTTGCTTGGTCTGTACACAATGACACCATTGAACTCCGTCCAGCTCTCTGCAATATCATCAATGCTCACACCATCAGGCAAAGAATCTTCCGGCATCATCAATACACCTTTTGCGCTTGCCCTCATGATCCAGTCATAAAGAGTTATCAGTCGGTTGGTGTATCGTTGTTGGTCTATCACATCCGCCACGAATGAGTGTATTTCACTATCAATAAACGGATAAGCTTTGAAAACGTATGGATGACTACCGTGTTCGTAGGGCGTCTCCCCTTCCCTCAATATATCACCGAATGGAGATAGATAATAGAAATACCAGTAATCATCTACAAACCAAGTAGCTTTTATCAACGGTACTTCTTCTTCAGGCATACCCACTTCCTTGGCCATACGCATACGTTCTTCGTTTTCAGCAAGTACTACTTGCGCATAATCTGCCTCATCTATCTTGAAAATATCACCATTTTGGTAATCATGACAACGGTATCTCGGCTTCTGTTCCTTACGCCATATTTCTATTACCCTGCATCTTCCCGGCTCACTGGTAAAGAGAAAATCGTAATTTTCTAACCGACTATACCCAAATCGCTCTGCGTAAGTGGCTATATAATCCTTTCTTGCAGCCCACTTATAAATATCACGAAGCTCACGATATTCTTGCGGACTGGAAGCAAATTGCTCACACAGTTGCCCAAAAGATATATCATGTACTTCTCCAAGCACGGACACATCCCAACCTCTAAAATCCCTCATATTGTTATCAATGAAGAAATTGTTCGGCTGTACATAATCCGTCCAGCAATCTTCTTTACCATTACGCCAGCCGTATGATTTACGATGAACAATAAAGCCACTGATTAGAAACTCTTCCATACTTCGAGCATACACATCGGGCATTCGGTTGAGTTGCATATTGCATTGTAATATAGTACTCATTGTTTCACCGAGCTTCTGTTCATCTCTATCACGTGCTGTACAAGTAGGTTCTTTACTTTGGCTGCGGTACACCCCCAATACACTGCGTACAAGCCGACGAATAAGATTATTTTTCAATGGCACATTACCTTGGCTCTTGATATATTCTTCTTCAGTCATGGATTTACCATCAACACAAATCATATCACCCCATTGAAAACCATAAGTATAGCGTTTATTGCGTTCCCGGTCTTTTCGAAAGTCCTCCATCTGATTCCAATAGTACTGCGCTTCCATTAGAATATCAAATGCTCTGCGGTCACCATACCGCTTTGCGGAAGCAACGGTATCAATTTCAGATAATTCATTCCGTTTCGGCGCAATTCGGCTCATTGGTAACAATTTTCCTTTGCCTTTATTATGCATATTTTCGTTGTTTAATGATTGCTTAGAGTACAAAAGTAGTACCCCAAGCAATCTTTCCATGTTTAACTATTTACGTTCACGAGTTTGATTCATCTCCAAAATCATTTCTTTTTTCACCTGATTCAATTCAGTCTCTATATTTTTACGTTCTTCATCGTCAGCAGCTTCTTTCAATTCATTATACAAATCATCTATGTCACTTTGATAATTTTCAAAGATTTCATAACGTTCATATTCAGGTGAATTGTAGAGAAAGTCTATCTTCTCTGCATAATCAAATATGCCGTTATCCGTATCTTCCTCATAATGTTTCAATCTCGTTTTTAACCTGTCATGTTCTTCTTTCAAACGGAAATACTCATTATTGACAGCTCTATACTCAGTACGTTCATCACCAGCCTTGACAAGTCTATTCAATATAAGGACACTGCGAGGATCGTAATCTCTTGTACCTGCAATAGTCGCAGCTGTTTTGGATAATTTATCAACCGTACTGAACACACCCCCAAAATAACCATTAAAGACATACTCAATTTCAGCCGGATTGAGGTCAATAGTCCCCTTTGTATACAGGTCGCCTCCTGTTGCTTCATTGATAACATTCGCCAAGCCTACAATATGTTTGTTGGCACTTTTATATGCTTTCGTCCATTCGGGCATATCCTTATTATAAGGAGTGTCTTTATAAAGTGGCATTCCCGTCCAGCTCTTTTCCACTACAAACGCCTCCCACAATGGCTTTGCAGCACTAGGAACAAAAGCATTCAAACCTCCACCTCCTTCCAAGAAATCAATAGGCAAAATTTGAGTTACTTGTCCTGCAATAGCTTCAGCAATTTCTGCACCTGTCAAATGTTCTTTTCCATTAAAAGTGGAAGTCATTAACTCACCCATACCATAAAAAGCACGATATTCAACAGGCAAAGGAATAGAAATCCAATGGTCACCAATACAAAACAAAATATTACTACGACGTACGTATTCAGGCAAATTGTAGTATGCATTTTTGTTGTCGTCATCATCGTCATCTCCACCCAAATAGGCGATAACGGCACCAAGCAAGAACATGACGGCAGCTCCTGTGAACGCTTTAGCCGGATGGTGTTTAGCCTGTTTCCCAAAATTAGTTGTACCTTGTATCGCTGCATTCCAAAAAACATAACCACTTCTGCCAAGCCCGGATATAAGTGCGGAAACATTACCCGTTTTTGTCTGTCCAGCAGTGTTATAGAATTTAGCTCCACTACCCTTCTTGTTGAAGTTTACACTTATCTCCTTTGCATCATAAATTGCTCTGTCTATACTACGTCCCATTTCACGTGAAGTTATAAATACCGCAAAACGTGCACTATTCTCTACAGCTCTATTCAATTCATCAAAGCGTTCGCCCAAAAAGGATAATGCTTTTTTTATGGGTAACTTGCCATTAGCCTTCTTCAATTCTTTACGAATATCATTCTTATGTTGCTCAATGTCGCGGATATTAGCATACCCTGTTTCACCGCCATTCATCATAAATTGATAAAACATTACTTCGGTTTTATCATTCATATCAAGCGTTCCTTTACGATGTTTAGCCAACAATCTTTTCATCATGACAGGGTTAACTTTGGTATAGTTTCGATGAAAACGTAGAGCATAATTAGGACTCTCCTTTATCCATACCATAGAATTAGTATAAAGCATATCTCTCATGAAATTCGACACAACAAAGTCAGGATTACGTGTAGTATAAAACGCACTCAATTGACGGTTTATCTTCTCTCCGGCACGAAGAATAGCTCCAATAGCACCTGATGTGTCATTATCAGGATTAGTCTGTCCGTTCAATGCCTGCGCAACTCTTGGATTACCGTTAATGGTAATCAGATAGTCTCTGCCGTTACGCTTTACTACCACTTGATGCTGGCGCAAATCACGGTTCTCTATCACACGGTACGGAATATTTGCCGCATCTTTGCCGTGCTTGTAGTTATCGGGGGCAGATTCAGCAAGCTGCTTCATCTTATCCTCAAACTCGTTCATCTTTCGCTCTACCTCTTCGGGACTATCGTTGATGTCAATATTGTCGGGGAATATCGGTTTCCATTCATTGGAAACAGCATCGTACTGCAACCACAAATCACTCACACTAACAAGGTCGCTCGGATGGTTGAGGGCAAAGTTTAAGAACTTCTGCTTCACGAGTTTGTTGCGGTTTCCCTGCATAATGGCACTCTCGGCCATGGATTGCAGGTTGGCAAATGGATCGTCCGCTTTAGAGCGTCTTCCCTCCGCTTTCTTGATAGGTGCATTGAATATACTCTGCTTATGCGTAAGGTAAGCGTAAGTTTCAGCACTCGTTTTTTCATCAAATCCACGCAAAGGGATATAAAACTCATACATATCTCTCACACTGTCATAGGTTTCCTTGCTCATCATTCCACATTCGTAGGACTTGGAAAGGATTGCCTTGCTGACGGCATTAACCTTACTCCACAATGCGGTGGTATCGTGTACGTTTTCGTACTCATCTACCATAGCCTGTGCTTCGGTTTCTGCATCTACAATCTCTTCCATACCTGTAAGGGCGGTAAGACCTGCATAATCACGCTTGCGGCACTCGTCGATAAAGTCCTGCAAAGCCTTTGTACCCTTCGGATGCTGCTTCTGGTATTCTGCAAAGTCCTTTTGTGCATCACGCTCTGCCATTACTCTATTACGTTCAAGACCGTGTTTAGCCATCATATAATCGGTCAGTTCCTCGCGCTCTGTTGTACTGTGTGCAAGTTTGGCTACCTCTTCAAGCATTGGCTTGAACAATAGGTACGCAAAGGCATCGGCTTCGGCTTTGTTCACACTTGATAAGCGGTTCTCACCTAAGTAAGCATTTTCAAATCCATCAACATCTTCCATTCGGGTATTCTTGCCGAGAATTGCGTTCATTGCTTCTTTCAAACCAAGCATACTGTCCTGCAAGGCTTCCTGTGACTGGTACATTCCACTCTTCACACGTTGTTCATATTTTGCTCGTGCCAAAGTACGCTCGTGTATCTCTGGGTCTCCATCACGATACAAGTTATTATCGGTTTCAGCTACAACTGATTGACTTTCTGAAATTTCAGCATAGTTACCAACTTTCAGCTCATATTGTTTACTCATATCGGCAGCTTTTCCCAATATGCTGCGATATCTGCCTGGTTCTGCAAGGTTCTCATAACTGCGCCACAGGATATAGCGGAGTTCGTTGTCAGTCAGGGTAACCCCTCTGAAATCTTCAAAGCCAATCTTGTGCAACATATTCAGAAAGAAATCCTTTATCTGTTGCCACCAACTTGCGTTGATATTCTCAAATTCGGTATCTTCTGCAAGCGAAGCCAGATATTCTTCAGTAGCCTTATGGAAATCCCAACCGTTTTTTGCAGCCATATCTACAATGCGTCTGCGTATGTTCTCATCGGCATTGTTGAATACATTATCGAGGAATGTATCAAAATGTTCTCTGAACAACTGGCGCAAACCATAGTGCGCCACAGCCTCATGCAGCAGTGTCTGCTCAACATCAAACGTGCTGGTATGGTTAGGAATGACAATGGTTATCTTCCCTGTACTCTTTGAGTAGAAACCTTTTGCACGCTGTTTCTTTCCCTCCAAGAAGGAAGCATCGGTAACAACCTCCACATTGCCAAGGTGCAGCTTCTCTGTAAGGCTTTCCACACGCTCTGCCATTCTTTGGCGTTCACGCTGTGCAAATTCCCTCCGCTGCTTTGCCGTCCTCCTTGGTCTGCCTAATAACTTGGCGACTGGGTCGTTCTCAAAACTGACCTCATCATCGGTATATGCGCCAATACCGTTACGATAGTCATTTATAATCTCTGCATTGAGTGCGGCAATCTCTGCATCGGTAACAGCGTTTTCCTGTCTGCGTTGAGGTTCACGACCTGCCGCCTTGACCATTTCGTCAACTTCGGACGGAGTAAGCAAGCGTTTAACGCGCATAGCACCAGTGATTATCCAAGGGTCGGTTTCGGGGTTAGGATTGGTACGGTAAGTGTATGCTCCATTTTCAGGAATCCTTGGAAGCCCGGCATAGCTGTGTTGGAACTTGCCGTTCTTGTTGTAGCCATAACTCATAGCCTCTTCCTGATAGTCCACGTCATTGGCATACTCCACCTCAGCCCAAACAAAATTGGCAGGGAACAAGGTTTTATCTCCGTTCTCATCAATGCGGTTAAACTGCAATGCGTATGGAATGACACCTAAATGCCATCCGGGACGATAGGCAAGTTTACCACTACCGCCTTGTGTACCTTTACCCCCTGCTTTTACTTGATTGCGTCCCGTCTTGCTCTGTCCGGCTATCGGTGCGGCATCAGCATCCAGCCATACACCGACCGGCGTCGCTTCTCCGTTCGGATTGGCAACCATAGGCGGATACAATTCGCCGTTCTTCAAAACAAACACCTTATATCCGATACCTGTATTTTGGGGTGCGGCATCTTCGCGAATACGATACATCGTGTCATCGCTGCGATATAAGACATCATCCTCATCAGCATTTGTAATGTCGTTGGCTGCTTCCACGCTTGCATCCATTTCAGCATACTTGGCTTCCTTTTCCTCCAGCTCTTTCTTCATCAGTTCAGCGTATTCTTCTAACTGTGATTTCGCCTGTTCCAATTCTTTTTCATACTCGAAAGGCTTACCCTCTCTTGACAGGAGTTCTTTCAATTCGGCCTCATTGTGTTTCTTGCTTCGCTCAGCGGCTTCCAATCTTTCGGTAAAGTTTTTTCCTGTAATCACATTGCCGGTAATATCCTCAATGGCATTACGGAGCAGATTTTGACGTACAGGAATATCCTCGATACCAAGTTCTGTACATGAATAAGTCATTTTTCTTTCAACGTCATTGAACAAAGTTGTACCATCACGCATGGTCTGTCTTGTCAATTTAGTTGTTACAATGAATGGGAAATTGCCTATCTGTATAGTCAGTTCTCGCTTTTGTTCCCCTGCAATATCACCGTCTTTCATCTGCTTCATTTCAGCAAGAACAGTCTTGTTGTGTTCCTTGAAGAAATCATCCATTGTATCAACAGAGGTAAAGCGATGTTTGCCGATTACAATCTCTTTGAATTGTTCATCGGGGAATGATGCACGTACAGCCTCCAAGGATCGGCTGTTATCCTCGATGCGCTTTTCAGCATCTTTGATAAATGCTTTTAACCTTGGCTTGGCATTATGGATGTAGGCTTGGTCTGTTTCCCATTGCTTTTTACGGCTTGCATACTTGCGTACATTCTTTTCCGCATTGTTTTTCAGCATGGCATACTCACTGCCGGAGAGTTGTGCTATAGTATCTCCAAACACATCTTCTTCCTCCTCAAGCACACGGTTGGTCATACTGCTCGACATCATCTGCTTGCCATTCATAATACTATCGGCAATGGCCCCCTTTGTTTTCAGGCGTTGGTAGGCGGTAACGTCCAGACTATCCTCTACACCGAAACGCAAGATACGTACAGGTTTATTCATATCCTTGTGCAGATTTCCCTGTCGCAAAATACGTCCGTTACGTTGGGTATAGTCCATTGGACGGTTAGGCGCATCCAAATGTATCAGCGTGTGCAAGCGTTCCTGAATGTTCACGCCTGTACCGAGTGTAAAGGTCGAACCGAGAATCACACGCACCTCGCCACGGTTTACCTTTTCAAAGATTTCAAGTTTTTTCTTGACAGTCATTCCCGACCTCATTATTACAATCTCACCTGCAGGAACCCCCTCTGTAATCAGCTTATCCCTGATGTCATCATAAAGGTTGAAGCCACTCTGTTTGTTTTGGTAATTGTCGGCAAAAATGGCAACCGTACCTTTGTAATCGGCTGTTTCTTTCAGCGAGCGCAATGTCTGTCGAACGGCTTCATGAGTCTTACTGTTTACATCATCTTCAGCATCAGACTGTACCAATCGGGCATCCACGGCAGCGGCTTTAGCAATACCGTACATCGTGAGCGGGATGTGGCTGTTCTCTTTCTTCTCCTTTCCGCTCATCTGTTCATAATGTTCAAGTTCGTTCTTTACGAACTTCATGATGCTACGTAATGCGCGTGTCTGTGGCAGATAAAGGTCTTGTGCCTTTCCTCCCTCCATTTCGGGTATTTTGTCCTTTACGCCGCCGGCTTCTTTGGTTAGGACGGTATCGGACACTCCCGACCATATACGCACCAGTTCAGGCAGATTGACATACCCAGCAAAACGGTTGTTCTCTTTGAACTTTCCGCTTGTGGTGAACTCCAGCATCTGCTGAATGTTACCGAAGTTGCGCACAAAGTCATCAAAGTAATAGATACCGTACTCTTTCATCGTATCAGCAGGCATGAGATAGCGCATGAACGTCCAAATCTCTGCGGCGGTGTTGCTGATAGGTGTACCGGTTGCAAAGATTACGTTCCGTCCGTTGTTTTTTTCCAAGATAGCCTGTGTCTTCAGGAACACGCCTTGCGACTTCTTGCTGTATGACGGATCCACACCTTTAACTCCACGCTGCATGGCAGTAGCAAATCCGAGGTGCTTATACTCGTGCGCTTCATCTACAAGTAAAGCATCAATGCCCATATCGTCAAAGTTCTCCACATCGTCAGTTCGGCGGTCAAGCATTTCCATAGCTTTAACCTCTGCGTTCTGCAAAGCTACAGCACGTTTCTTTTCATCATTGGCGGTACGTTTCTTTGAAGCATTGTCTGCAAGTCCGGCAAGCTGCTCCTCCAATAATTCGATTTCCCGTTCAGCCTGTCGGGTAATCATATTTTTTCCGTCCGGGTCTTCTTCTTTCATCTTTTCAAGAATGAGCATCTTCTCCTCAATCTTGTCCTGCACGAAAGTCATTTCCCTTTCCTCGCTGTCGGAGATAAATTCAAAGGTAGATTGCGGAACGACAATCATATCCCAATCGTTGTAGCGTATCTTGGCATAAAAGTTCTTCCTGCCCTCTGCGCTGCGGTCTGCTTCCTCAAGTGTCAGTATCTTGGCGTTGGGGTACAGTTCCTTAGCACTTGCAACGAATTGCCCAACGGTAGCATTCTGCACCACAATCATGGGTTTGCGTGCAGTCCCCAAACGGCGCATTTCCATAGCGGTAGAAATTAGAGTAAAGGTTTTCCCTGTTCCAACCTCATGGGCAAGCAACAAAGGCTGTTGTGTTCCTCTTACAATGGCTCTGCCTTGATGCGGACGCATCTTAAACTTGTGCGAGGCACCTCCGAAATACTCCGGTACAAACTCATCTGGTATGCTCATAGGCACAAAGTTATTGAACGTGTCATTATAGATACGCTCAATCAATGCCGACATTTCCGGGTCGCTCTGCATCTTCTGCCTTGCCCAATCCTTGAAATCTTGACGGATTTCATCAATTTTGACGGCACAAGCCTGTGTCGCTTCCTTGTCGGTAATAGTTTCGGTAGTGCCGTCATAGTGTTTCTTGGTGGTGGAAACGGTGATGCTTCTGTTCTGAATGGCAGCTTCAATGAGAGTATGCCCCATAATGGTACGGTTAAGCATTTCGCTGGTTACCCCCATTGCACGGTTCTTCTCATAATCGGTGAAGTATGGTTCTTTCATAAACCAAGTACCGCCCACAGCTGTAAACCGTACGTCAACCTCCGTGCGTTCCTTTACAAAATCCTCATACAGTTTCGGGTCAATCCAAGAACTTCCGAGGGTAAAGTCAATCAAATGTGCGGGGATTTCCATAGGCATGACCTCCTGCAATGCCTTGATGTTGCGGTCAAATTCCCCATTCTCGTTATTTACCTCTGCTTGACGCAGTTTTTCACGAATATTTCCGCTCAAGTAGTGATACGATGCTTCCATCTGTCGGGTTACAGGGTTCTCGAAACCGTAACCGCTCTCGATGATTTCTTTCTTCACATCCTCGATACCTGTGCCAAGTTGTTCGGCGATGTACGGTATATCTACACGACCGAATTTAAAGATACTTGCAATGATACCGTCCTTGACATTGGCAGGAGTGGGTTCTTTCTCTTTTTCAACAACACGTTTGCTGAATACATCGGTCTTGTCAAATTTCTGTATCCGGTTTCCTTTTTCATCTGCCATTTCTTCAAACTTTTCAAGAGCGTATACATTGGCATAGTCCACATCATTTCGGAGAAACGCAATGGCGGTGTTCTTGTTGAAGTGTCCGTATGTGCCGACAAAATCATCGTATGCCTTGTTGAGTTTGTCAAGCAACGGTTTAAGTCCCTCATCGCTTTCATTCTCAGTCTGATAGGAAAGGACTTCCGCAAGAGCTTTCTTAATAGCGGCGTATGCCTCAAAGCATTCCACTTTCGTATGCCCCTTTACCTTGTTGGCATTCACTTCTAGAGGTTGTGCGCTTGCAGTTGAGTTGATGTATAGTTTTCCGTCTTTGACAAACACTTCGCCAATCTTCTTGCCGGGCATTACATCGGTGGCAAGCTCGGTATTGCGCTCACCAAATTCCTCTGCACGGAATGAGCGGACAAATTCAGCCAACATTTCTTCCTGTTTCTTATTCTGTTTAGGATATAAGCCTTTGCTGGTCGGGCGGAAAGTATCGCCTTTCTCAAATGCAAAGTGCATTTCACCTGCCATGTTTTCGGGGTGTTCAATGAAATAGCGGTTGTAGTCCATTGAAAGCTGCTTAATGACTGGTATCTCCTTGCCTTTAACCTTGCGTGTTTCCCCGGTATCGTACTCTGCCATGCGCTCTCCGCTCACATCACTTACATCAATGGCATGGACAGACTTCTGCCCGTTCACACGCTTGCGGATAACAACGATGTCAGAGGTTACTCCGGTGCCGCCGAAAGTCTTGTTGTGCATACGGAAAGCACCCACGAAGTCTGCGCCTCCCTCGCCCACAATCCAATCACGGAGTTTCTTACTGTTGTCAAGCGTACCATTGGACGTGATGAAGATACCCAAACCGCCCTCACGCAGTTTGCGCACATTCTTTGCTATACAGAAATCGTGTATGTTGTGGAATTTTTTCGACAGGTCTTTGTCGCCCGTGGTGTCATTCACACGGAGTCCGGTAACGAACGGAACATTAGTAATAGCCAAGTCCACACTTCCATTAGGAATACGTGTCTGCTCAAAACCCTGTATCTCTACTTTGGCATCAGGATAAAGGAGTGAGAGAATACCACCCGAAGTCCCGTCAATCTCAATAGCATGGATGTAGCTGTGCTCGCTGATATTTGTAGGCATCTGCCCCAAAATGTTTCCGATACCTGCAGAACCTTCAAGAATGTAACCACCCTTGAAACCCATTTGTGTAACAATATCCCAAAGAGTATCTACAACATAAGCAGGGGTATAATACGCACTATTAGCACTCATTACAGCTTCTTGATAGACTTCTGTGCCCATCAACTGCTGTAGACGTGTCGAATATGTATTATCACTAAATACTTTACCTAAACCACCCCAACCGCTAAACTTGCGAAGTACTGCCATTTGTTTAGGAGTAGCAAGCTCTCCACTCTCAATAAGTTGCTGTGCCAACTCTATAGCTTTAATATTGGCCTCTATGCGTGCATCTACCGAAATTGGAGCATAGTTCGTCCCCCGATCTGAATGATTATTGCGAGTATTTTTCGGTTCATCTATGGCATCATCGGAAAGTCGTGTTCCTCGCCCCCGTTGTATTTCGTCTGTTCCTTCCTGTACTCTACGATTTCCTCGTCCGTCATCCCTGCCTCTTTGTAAATCTCCGTCCACTCTTCCTCGCTCCATGTGTACGGTGCTTCTAGCGTTTCCGCTTTGTGGCGGTAGCATGCTGCGTCTATCCGTTCCTCCAGCTCCATTTTCGCTATTGACTTCTCGCTGTGTCCCTGTAATCTTAGTACTTTCTTGGTGTATTCGTCCATCTTCGTTGTTGGTTTCGTTATTATCAAACAAACTGCCAAACAAACCAAGCTCGTTTGACTGCTGTAAATTTACAGTTTTTTTCTCACTCTTCTTGCGCGTTGAACGAGTTTTCTTTATACGTTCCTGTGCAACTTCAACCTCCCCCGCCACTTCCGCCTCTTTCGTTACGGTTCCAGCGGTGGCGAGTGCATCAATGCCGGACTTGTCAAAGTTGGCCACGTCGAACTTCTGCACCTCATCGTAAGAGGTCATGTCGGTATTAAATCCGTTTTCTGACACCTCAGGCAAATCTCTCGCACCATTGTAAAATGCTTTAAGGTACGGACGTATGGAATCACCCAAGTCTACAATCATAGCCTTTGCATATTCTGCAAACTTCCGTGAGCCTTTCTCTAAATGGTAAACAGCCATTTCTGTGCCAATGGCAAGTATTTCTGGGTCAATACCAATATTCATTTGACCGAGTAACTTCTTACGCATACGCTCACGAAGTTCCGCATAACGCTCATCAGTAACAAGACGATTACCACTCGCTTCAGTCTTTTTCTGTGAATTGTCTTGTTGCTGCTTACTCCTCATATCGTTGATAAGAGTTCGAGCTTCATTAGCAAACTTGTCTGCACTATCTTTGGTCAGGAAAATAATATTTCCTTCATGATAAACGTCTCCACCACGCTTCTCTCCTAAATCCATCACAGCCTGCTTTTCCGCGTCAATCATCTTCATCAAAGTACGAACAGAATATCTGTTATCCATTTCCTTATCAACAACGAAATCTGTCCTTCTGTCATGAATTTCATCCTTTGCCTTGCGATCAAGTTCTCGGGTCTTAATTTTATTTTCAAGCGAAACACCAACTGCATCCAAAACTTCTTGCATGCCATTCTGCGGATTGCGAAGAATGCCTAACATTTCCTCCGGGCTGTTGGTTGTCTGACGAAAACGTGCATCACCAATAGGTATGGGACCGCTCACATCATCACGAGTCAAAGTCGTATATCCGGTTTCCTTATCAACAGAAACAGAGTATTGCCATACAGGGGTGTAATCCTGTTTTTCATCCTTTGCTGGTGCTTTGGGTTCAGTAAACAGCACATCACCATCATTTACAGCCTGTATATCCAACATTGATATGGGAGGTTGTCCTTGTGCATCTACTGCGTATTCTGCTAATCGTTTGGCATCCTCTTCGCTACGCATCATAAAGCCGTGTTTTTCCCTGTCCCACCAACCTTTCATTTCTTTGGCGAACATACTTACATGCTTTTGAACTTCCTTGCGCAATTCCGATTGGAACTCAACAAGTTGCATATCTAACACCTTACCTCGCTTGGTGATGTACTGCGCCGGAGTAATGGTGTACGGAGCGTCGGTCACCGCTTCCTTCTTGCCTTCCTCCATGGGCGACAGCCGTCCGTCTTCCAGCCGTCTTTTCAGTTCCTCTTCCGTCAAGAACTTGTCGCCGAAGAACATTCTTCCTTTAGCATCCTCCAGACTTGGGGCGAAACTCACCATGTATCTGCGTTTGCCATCCTTTACCTCATCACCAACCACGTAAGCCACAGCATCGCCGCCAGCTTCGTTGTTCTTTAGATAAGTCCCCCCTTTCACAATAGGCTGCCCGGATGGTAGCGAATCAATTCTCACACTCTTGTATTCCGCAAATGCTTTGGTCTTACGGTGGCTACTGTCTATCCATTTCTCGAAATCTTCCAAGTTTACGGCAGTTACCACTGCCTTGTGATTCTTCGCCCAGTCGCTGTCATAATTCGCAAAGTAAGCCGCCTCGGCATCGTCAGCCTCATTGAAGCCAAGCATTACCTTATGCTCATCAAAGCTACCGTCCTCGTTATACTGGTCAACGACAAACACTCTGCGTCCGTTCCACCCGTCAATATCGTCAGAGAGGAACACGTCTATGTGGTCTCCGTCCACGCCCTCCGTGCCACGAATGTAGCCGTAGGTGTTCTGCATAGTCGTTTCCCACTTGTTACCCTCTGTGTCTATTCCACTACGAACGGATCCTTTCGGGTTCTCAATGGTGATATTGAATGTACCAACCTGCACATGACCTTTCTTATAATTGCCGGCTTCTTTCTGTTTCTCCGTAGGAGTAGTATCGGTTTCTTTCTCTGCCACTGCAACGGCATTGGCTAAAGACGAAGATGCATCAATATAATTAACAACATCCAATAAATCTCCGAATGTTTGACCGTCATACTCATAAGTACTACCTGTATAATTACCTTTCGTATCGGGTGCATCAACTTTTATAACTTTATGAGTACCATCAACAATAATTGTCTGTTTATAAGTATCGCCATACTTTCCGCTTTCAACCCAATCATCTTCTTGAACTTCAATGCGTCTTGCTATTTTTGCACTAAGTTGATTGTCAGTATCATCAGAAGATAGCATTTCTTCTTGTGATAAAGAAGGTTCTATTTCGCTTTGTTCACCAATGCTTTCAGTTCTTCCTGTATCATCGGTTGTCCCATTTCCGTCCTCAACTCGTTCTCTTGGCGTAAGAGCTCCATTGCTTCCTTGCTGCCCTCGTTGGCTTGTTGCAGTATCGCCAACCAATACATTGCTTCGCTGTTGTCCATTGTAATCTAAATTTAATGCTTCTTTAATAGCCTGTACGAGCGTCCGAGGGGTATTGTCCGGCTGTTCGAACAGAGTTTCTTCCTGTGTACCTTGTATAAGGTCATAAATCTTGCCGAATGTGTTTTGAATGAAGCTTTGGCTTTCACCTTTATACATTGCGGCCAAATGCAAGACAAAGTTACTGAAATTATCAGCAGGGAGATAACTTTCCCCTGTAACATCATCCATTTGATACTGGCGTTTCCAGTTTTCTACAGCAATACGTGCTTCCTTGAAATTCCTTGCCTCTGCAAACATTTTATCTTGGGACAAAGCATAGTAAGCACGAACGGAATTCTGTATCTCATCTACCATTCGTTCACTGTTCGGATTGTCATAATCACGGAAAGCAGTGGCAAGAATAGCCTTTTGTGCTTTTACCGGCAATACGTTGAACATTTCCTCCAACCGTGTGCTGCCGTCCTTGAAGATGCTTTGATACATGATACCACGCAAATCATTCTTGGATTCAGGAGTTAGGTTGCCCTTGCTGTCAAACGCACTCTTGTATTGTGTGTGACTGATGAAACCTCTTTGACTCATCCATTTCAGAACATTTGCACCATTGGCATCCACAAGTCCGGCAAACGACATTTCATCATCCGAAGTCCTAAGCAACAGGTTGGCAAACGAACGCATTTCGGTTCCCATGCGCTGCAAGGTGTTTTTAGGTTTGATACGTTCAACACCTCCACTTTCTGTGTCTTGTGCAACAAACTGACCAAGATTGAGGGCTTCTGTATCGTCCACATGAAGCATATTTACCAACACCGGGCTTTGTATGGGCGCAATGTCCTCGGCACGCAGTCCAAACTCTTCCGCATGGTCTTTCAGGTATTGCCTATATGCTTCGGCCTGTTCAGAATGACTTTCCCACATCAGGCGCAAGGCATCACTACGGTTGTTTCCCTGTATTACTTCACCACGTTCGTTTACGGTCGGCGCACCGGTGTAAGCGGTAATACTTGATGTGATTTCTTCCGGACGAATGTTCTCAGCGATTTTCCGTGCAGACAATACGCTTGCTTCGTCATTGCGTTCCTTTGGTTGTGCTTCATCAATAAAATGCAGAGAATTGCGCACACCTTGTATATGACTCGGTTGCAACAATGACGCATCAATCACGGTTACATTGCCAGGAACCACTACATCATTGCTGAATTTCACGTTCACCTCTTTACCTTGTACAGCCTGTAATGGTTCTTGTCTGTCAACCTTATGGCCGTTTACACGTCTATATCCTCTTGCACGGGCATCTTTGGGAACATCTTCCACTATATCGGGAACTCCGTTAAGTGCTTCACGTTCCTTGCGTTCTGCTTCCTCACGCTCTGCACGCAATTTTTCTTCTTCCGCCTTGCGCAATGCGGTAGCTTCATCGGCAATACGTCTGCGCTCCGCATCTGCTTCCATTTTTCTGCGGTTGGCAGTGCCGGCTATCTTTTGCCAAATGGACAATTCCTGTTTGGCTGCATCAATTGCCGCCTTGCGTTCTTTCTCTGCTACAATCTTCTCTGCAATAGTGTTTCCACCGGCAGATTTCGTTTTCTCGATTTTCTTCAATGCTGCTTCTTTGTCCGCAACCATTCCGTTAGCCACGGACTGGGCCATAGCTTCGTCTCCCTCTGTCTGCTCAACAATGGCATCCCAAGCAAGGTCGGGAGTTTCCGCCTGCTCATAGATAGGATTACCTTGTTCATCTTTGGGGATTCGTTCTAATGCAGACACTTGCAACTGCTGTTCCTCCAGAGAACTTGCTGCCACTTCCGAATTATCATTCACACTTGAATTGGCAATCTCAACAGGTTGCCCATTGTGTTCTATCAGCATGGAATCAAGCTCTTCACGGGTAAACATATTCACACGCTTACCATTCAAGGCATCTTCCGTATAAACTTCATATAGTCCATCGGCATCCACATCGGCGGTGATGTTACCACGAATACCTATACCATTTTCATCACGGAGCGTCACAAGGTCATTCATTGCATATTGTGGTCGGTCTGCTTCCTGCTCTTCCTGCTGCAAAGCAAAGTTTTCTTCAGCTCTCTGTTGCTCAAACTCTGCGATTCGTGCAATGTTAGATGCGTCCACAAACTGTTGGATAGCCTCTTTGGCTATAGGGAATACATTTGTTCCGTCTGTCACATTGATAGTTCCGTCGCCATTGTCTATGATTCCGTTTTCATCTGAAACTATTGTGACCTGTATTTGCGAACCGCCTTCACCGGCAATGGTATAGGTTTCGCCCGGATTGAATGTGACAACACCATCAATCTTATCCGCAGCTTCACGTACAAATTGTTCTCTGATAGATTGTGCAGCCAACTCCTTCTGCTCGTATGGGTCTTGTACATCATCAATAGCCAATATAGCATCGGGAGATACTTGTTCAAGCCCACCTGTGTCCGCATCACGAACAATGATGCTATTGTCAGAATCAGTCACACTTACACCGCTACCATCCGTATATGGTACAAGAGTCCCACTAAGAACATACACCTTGCGTTCATCCTGCTTCATGGTTGCCCCCTGTATCATACCTGTCTTGCGGTTCACACGTGCATCTATCATCGAATTGCTCTGTTCCACCCGTCCGTCTATATCATCACGTACCCGTTGAATCATGCCATTGTAAACCTGTTTGGCATTGATATAGTCGATAACAGAAGACTTATCCTCATCACTCCATTGCTCATTCCCGTTCACAAATTCCAATGCGGCAATCGGATTCTCTTCAATCATCGCAAACATACTCTCATCTGCAAGGTCTGCCACTTGTGTTCGATGGTATTCGTACAGGTTCTTCGCATCGTTCATTTCCTGCGAGGAAGTGACGTTGTATCCGTCAAGATAACTATCATTTACCTGTTGTTCGCTTTCACTTTGAACACCGCCACGGGAGCGGGCCATAGAAGCAAGATTGAATCCACGCAAATTCAACGAACGTTCCATATAATTCAGTACGGCTGCTTTCTCATCAGCGGTAAAATCTTTATCACCGACAACAAGTTCCGCAACTTCACCGATATTCTCATTGGTAGTAAGGTCAAGTGTTGCCTTCAACGGCTCCCATACTTCTTTACCAAGTAATTCATTCACTTTTGCATCTGCTTTGTTCACGCCATGCTTCATGGAAGCGTAGTTTGCAGCAGACAGAGTATGTTTTCCTGCCCCCATCAACCCCATAGAGAGTGCCATTCCACCCCAAATATCACCGTGGAATTGCCCAGTTGCAAATAAGTTAGTACGCGTGCCGTCCGGATTCTGCTGATAAGCATCATCAAGATTGAGCATTGTGCGCCACAATTGACCGTAGTATTCTTCTGATACTTCACCAACATAATCACTGACACCCATTTTATTGAACATCTGATGAGTTTGCCCCATTATACTATTCAATGCACCGGCATCTGCTTTTGAAAGTACACCTCCCAATCGCTTTGCCCCTAGAACATTGGCGAGTTTGCTCATATTGCCAAGCGTAAGAATAGGATCAAGATGTGCGCCAAACATTTCTGAATAATTCTCAATGATAGCATTGGCTTCACCTTGCCATATTGCACTTCCCCAGGTCTTATCATTGGAGAAATCATAGTTACCGTTTTCATCAACAACCACATCACCAAGCTTTCGGTCAATGATGTCAGAAACCGTTTTTCCTGCCTGTATGGTGTTTGTCATCAACGGAGCACGTACAAGCAAATCATCTGCGGTTGTCCCAAGCGCTTTGATAGTCCAATCTGTTGCGTACTGTCCTAACCCTCTAACACCATTCTCTTTAATATAGGATTTGAACCCCTGTTGAGCCATTTTTTCAGCCGTTTCTTTACCTATGACCTTTGCGGCGACTTTAGTGCTTCCTTTTGAGAATGTAGACAAACCGTTGAATCCGCCACCAGTCAAAATGAAATCCAACATAAATGAAGGCATATACCCAGTCATGATACCGGCTCTGTTCCAAAAGTCGGCATTTCCACCGTATCTTTCCTCTGCTTGTTGTTTCTCATGGATTGCACCCATCATCATATCATGGGATTCACGCTCGCCCTCTGTGGCATTATCACCTTTGAGTTTGTCGGCATTCATCATGGTCATGGCATCCGCCATATCACCCATACCGAAATCCCACGTGCGTACATCACCCATAGTACGACCAAAACCACGCCAAAAGCCTACATCAACCCCATTTTCACGGTCTTTCTGTTCTTCAAGGTTCTTGATGAGCTCTTCTGTTTCTCTAATGGCTACTCTCAATGCGCTGTTTTCCTTGTCTGATTGCTGGCGCGGTGTGTAAGTGGCTGCTCCCAATATGGCAGCGAGCGGCGCTTTGTTCTTTTCCGTTTCTTCTACCCATTCCTTATGCACTTCAGAGGCTCTTTCCGCTTGCTTAGCTTTTAACTCCTGCAAACGGAGATTAGCCTTGCGTAACTGTCCGCCGATTGACATATCGGCAGCCTGTCGGTACCGGAAACTCTCGATGTCAGCAAGAGGTTTACTAGTAGTCTTGTTACCAAGTGGAGTAATATATGTTTTTTCCAGTTTCCCATTTTCAGGATTAAACTGCATTTTACCCTCTTTAGTTTGCAATCCGGGATTCAACCCGTATTCTTGTATATTATCTACACGTTCATTTGCGTCTTGTATCTGTGTTTCCACATTCTGCATCATACGGTTTGTACTGGCAATCATCTCTGCTTTTTCTTGTTCGGTAGGTTGCCACGCCTGTTCTGTTTGTACAGCAGGCTCCGGTACAGGTGTTTGAATCTTTCCGAAACCTATATTATTCTCAAACTCTTCAAACGGTTCCATCTCATAACCTTCTTTCACTAGAGCATCATAAGCTGCCTTGCGTTTTGTAGAATCCGATAAGTTCTTGCGGAAATCTTCTTCACTCTCCATATCGTAACCATCAGAAACAAACGTATCGTATAGTTTCTTTATTTTATCCTCATTTTCAGGCATAATGTTTCATTTATGATGTTGGACTTTTCTTTTTATTACTACTGTTATCTCCGGCTGTTGGACTTTTCTTCTTATTCGATGCAATCTCGACCTCTCCAGCAAGTTGACTAATAGGTTTTGGAGTAGAAACATCTTTATTCTTCGGTTTCCGACCTTGCGTTTCAGTAGTTCGTACATATTGGTGGGTTTTAAGACCTAACCGTTTGGCTTCACGCTGCACTGCCCTCTCGTAATCTTCCTCCGTATCATAGTAAGTGGTCTTACCATCAATAGTAAGTGTCATCCTTTTCTTATTGCCGCCACTACCACCACGGTTATAATACCCAGCTCTAGCATTGGATGCGGAAGCAGAAGCTTTTGAAGCACCGGCTTTAGCCTTTTCGGTTTCAAGCCTTGCCTTTTCAAGTTCTTCTGCATATTTTGCTTCAATTCCTTTGCGTTTGGCCTCAGCTTCGGATGCAGATATTTTATTGCCTTGCAGCTGGAGATTCAATTCAAACATCTGCCTGTCGCGTTCCTCTTTGGCATCGTTCCGTATGCGGTTGTAATTGTCAAGACCAAGCTGCCTTTGCCATTTCCTGTCACGGTCAGCCTTCTCCTCATCAGCTATCTTTGCCTTCATCAACCCTGCGTAATACTCCTTCTCCTTGCCTTCACGTTCTTTCATCAGCCTGTCATACCTCACTCTGGTACGTTCCGACATAGAATTTTTCCCGTCATACATGTTAGGCGCATACCGTGTCGTGAAAAAGAGATTGGAAAGAGCTGATATACCATCACCTATAGCGGCGAATATTTGGTCACGTTTCTGCTTTTTCTTCTCTTTAGCAAGTTCTTCGTCGGTCGGTGGAGTATAAGGATTAAGTTTCTTGAACAGTTCAGCATATGAAAGGGCACCACCGTCCGAGCCTTCTTGTCTGGTCGGAGGTGGCGGTGTAGTAGTTGTGTCAGGTTTAGGTGCGGTAACAACAGGAGCCGTAGCCGCTTTTTGTTCCGCCCATTCCTGTGTACCCTTTACAGGTGGAGATGCAGAAGAACCGTCTTGTTGCTGTTCATGCCATTCTTTAGAACCTTTCGGAAAAGGTGTGCCACCTCCATTACCTAATATATCATCATATGTTGCCATTAGTTACCTCCATACATTAAAATGGCATTTTGCTTGCCGCACTCGTTACTCCTTGTACGGCTCCGGCTATCGCTTCTGCCTTACCTTTTTCTAACTGATTAAGTTGCTCAACAAAAGCATTGTCATTCTGCATATAGGTGGCCTCAATGTTGTCTTTGCGCGCATCCGCCTGTGCTGCAATCTGTGATGTTGCATCAGCAAGAGCCTTGCTATTCGCTTCTTTTGTAGCTGCTACACTTTCATCAGTACCGCCCATTACAGCCTGTATACCAGCTGCCTGCTTATTACGGTTCTTGATACTCTCTTCCGTCTGCGTGAGAATACGTTGCGCATCGGCTCGTTGCGTATAATCCTCATTGTACCTGCGATCATACCAATTTTGGTTCTTCTGTCGCTGCGCCTCAACGTTGCTCTTAATTTTCTTCATTGCTTTCGATGCAGAGATACCGCCAAATATGCTACCTGCTGCTCCTATAGCACTTCCAATTAATCCCATAAGACCTTTGTTTAATTATTAAAAGTTATACCTCAATCGCGAAAGTAAGCCCTTATCTTCGCAACATCATTTTATCTTTTTACACTAATAATCATTATGGTATGGCAAAAGGGAAAAAGACAGGAGGACGACAAAAAGGAACACCTAACAAAATAACAGCATTGGCCAAAGGCATGATTGAAAAATGGCTTGAAACTCACAATACGATACCTGAAGGGGATATGGCACCGCTAATAATGCAAGACTTTTTAGAACTTGATCCTAAAGACCGGGTGAAAGTTTCTATGGAGTTCATTAAAATAATTATGCCGAAAAACATCAGCATTGATGATAACGAAATTCACCTTACCATTGAAGATAAGCTGGTCGAACTTGCCGGAGATGAAGAGGAAGAATAGTCTATTTCTCTCTACTTTAGACATAAAAAGGCTCCTTTGGGAGAGAATTATAATACAGTTTTGCCTGAAAGCGATGTCCGAAAGGATGTCGCTTTTCTTCATAAAAACAAAAACCTACAAAGAAAAAGTTCCTTGTAGGTTCGAAAAAATCAGAAGCCCTTTCCTTTCTGCCGCTGATATACTACCGTCTGATTCTTATCAAGATTGACGATTTTAAACATCACCATAGAACGGTTAGGAATATCTTTGGGTAACATTGTCACAAGTCGTGCTATAACATCGTCCACGTTGTTGAATCCTACATCAGTCAACTCTGCAACTTTCTGCCCATTGTGGTAAGCCGCCCCATTTACCATATATCGGAATGATAATCTAAAATGCATATCTTCCTGCTTCTGCTCGCGAACAGATGTCTTACCGGAGAAGAAAATGAAATCAACCACTTTCTCGTTTAATTCCCAAGCAGGAGAATAATCAATCTTTATATAACCCCGTGTTACCTTATGTCCAGCAGCATGATTCATCGCAAATGCAACCTCATCAATTGAAGCTCTCACGTCATTCTGTGCCACAGTACCCCACGTATGCCGGAATGTATAGACCGAATACCGTTCTTCTTTGGCCATTCCCATGGCCTCACATATTTGCCTAATTCCACTGTTAACATTAGAACCAAAACTGTCAGATGTAGTCATACGCTGATAGAAATTGAACAGACGATCGTCATCCTCCTTCGTATTGAGATATTTATCGAAGAGTGGTTGAATAATTGCCGGCACGCGCATTTCCATATATGCACCGTCGGCACGAAACTTCTTTGTCTTGGCACGCTGATAGTGAATGATGCCGTTCCGATAATCCTGCTTTTTCAAATTGTATAGATCAACTGTGTTGATTCCTGCCAAACAAAGCACCATCATGGCTATATCACGTCCAAACTCCGTCTGTGGATATTTCATCTTACTTTCCGGCAGAGGAAATGAAAAGAATTCCCGACACGCTTCGGGTGTAATGGCTAGTTTTTCTGCACGATCTGCTGAAGGAATCTCCACTTTCACCCATGGATTAGTCTTTATACGAATAATCCCATTATCATAGTCGTTATACTCCAGAATAGCAGCTTTAAATACCTGTCGCATACAGATAGGATACATCTCCTTAGCTCGGTGTGTCTGTTCAAGCGACTTAATCCACCTATTCATCAAGTGCGATGTAAGGTGTGAGAACATTATCTGCGTTGTTCCTAAAAAACGCTCCAGATGTTGCAATGCCAGCTGATAGTTTTTAGCATTACGTTGTTGACCGTTGTCAATCATTCGGTTGATATGCTTTCGTGCATAATCTGAAAAACAAACGTCATCATTCCCACTTGCAAGAAACTCGACTACTTCCTTGACTGTCCAATGCTCGATATTTTTGCTATTAAGTCTCTCCGTATACTCCAATATTCTCTGCGAACAGAATTGCAAAACATACGGGTCTTTAATCTCATTAGTTTTGGTGAGTTCCTTCTTCGTCACCATCTTGTCTGTCTTAATGAACGCAGAGCTTCGATGATGAGTCACCCGGATATACACCGGATAAAATCCGTCAGCCCGTGCCGTTCTCACTACTGCTTTCAATGTTGCCATTTTATATTCATTTTATAATTAAACATTCTGTTTGGGTGTACTGTGTTCCAAAGCGACTGTTCCGTGTTTCAATGTGATTGGGGCAAAACGTCCGTAACTTATTGACTATACGGAGAAAGCATTTGTACAACACTTGTACAACACTGTTGTCAAAACTGCATAACTATTGTACAACATTTGCGTTTATTCTACTCATTTTTTGTGCAAAATGCACGTACATTTTTAAAACACAATAGGCGGTAAGCCTTTGTAAATGAAAAGCATACCGCCTAATTAACTGAATATCAGCTATACCGCCT